TGGGAAGCTGCGACGTGTGAATCGAAGTTGCTATATCCAGCCGACCGGCCGTTCCTAACTCAGTTAGCGATCCATTACACATTGCAACGTTTTGTGCGATTGTTACCCAGAGGTCATTTTGAGATGTCCCGATATATCTTTAGTAGGAAGAAAATGGGAGAAGGTTATGTGTCTTTTGAATACAGGAAGAAGGAAGGGTGTGATCATAGAGTGTGTGACTGCGTCATAGCGGTGACGGGCACACATGTAGTCAATCGGGGATTTCAATGGGTGGTGAGATACTCCCATTATCAGTACGATGTTAGACAGTTTGTTGTTGATTTTCAGTCAAAGTTCGATCTGGACTGGGACAGAAAATTGATTCGACAAGATAGTGATCGAGACATACTATATTTTCTTACAGGATTAAAGAATATGAATATAAAGGTGTGTCCACCTCCCCTGCCCAAGATAAGTTTGCCATCGGAGATGCCATTGATGCGTCCGACGCCTCAGGTGTTGTATGTATACAAGCGAGCAGATATGATGTATTTTGCAGAATGGAGCCCAGGCCTGCGTCCATCGTGGGCGTGGTGCGAGCAGATGGTTTGGAGTCCACGATCTTGTGGGTGTAAAGCACACTGTGGGTGTGTTCCGAGCCTAGTGGAAATCGTTCTTCGAGGGCGATCAGCGTATCATTGGACCTTTGGGTTGACTAAGGGACGGCCTCATGCGGTCTCTGCGAAACAAGGACTTCATCCGAGGAAATATGCGGATGCAATACTTTTAGAGCAGAGACAGGTGAAAGACCCCCCTCCAATGGCAAAATATGCGATGAAGTATGTAGATCGCGCGTTAGATTTAGTGTACTACTATCTTGGAACGAAGAAATACTTTAATCAGATAGCCAGCCCAGTGTCCTTTGATCAGTTCGAAGGGACGTATTTGGGATCGTCGGCTGGTATTAATCCAGATAATCCTCGAACGATAAAGCCCCCTGATGGACAAGAAGACGTTAAAGTGTCGTCCTGTGGGCAGAAGGCAGAAATGTTGTCGTCGGATCTGGATGCTATTTTGGAATTCATAGTGTACGGGGTTGAGCCTCAGGTATACTGGAATAGAGTAGGGAAGAACGAGAACTTTTTCGCATGGGACAAGCAGTGGACTGACGAAGAGTGGGATAAGTTACTCAACAAGGTGCGAACGTTTATCATACCATCATCAATATTTATTGCAATGGAACGAATGGTGTCAAAGCTTCGGCACATGGTGGAGCGAGGAGGGACAATTCTTATCGGGCATAAATGGCCACGAGGGGGAGCGGACCGAATAGCGAGATTGTTGGGTATTGACTTGACGAATTGTTGGGGACCGGAAATCTGTGAGGGAGATGGCAAGAAGTTTGACCAAAGTGTTTGGGCGGGATGGATAGACATCTTTTTCTCGATGATGTTGGTGTATGAACCAAAGGATACACCGGATTATCAGATTAAAGTGCGGCTGGTAAAGTTTTTAATTTCAGAGATATTGTGCCAGTTGACGCACTTGTTCGGACCTATCTGGGCGCAGAAAATGGGGGGTGTTCCGTCCGGTATATTGAACACGAGCCACATTGATTCATTTGTGATGTTGTTGTGGTTTTGTTTATTTTTGGTGTTTCAGGTTGTTCATGCGCCTGAGGCACATCGTCGGGTCCTTGAATTGGCAATGTTTGGGGTGGTGAGGATTGTTGTTTATGGAGATGATCACTTATACCGGAGATCAAATATTCCGGTGGTGAGGGACTACTTCAGTGCATATGCCTTTTCGAACTTTATGAAGACGCACTTTGATGTGGATATTCGTGATATTAAGAATGGCGTCTCGTTCTGCTCTCGTCAGTTTGATGGATATCTGACACATGTTGGGGCGAACTTGCTCCGGCATCAGTTCATAATGAATCCGCGATATGGAGAAGGAAAACAGTGTTGTTTCCTCCCGTTTAGGGAGTCGAGAGAATTTCTCATTCGAGCGGCGTATGGGCGGGAGACACGACCTCGTGATCTCTATGATGTATTGTTGTCAGTGATAGGTCATGCATACGGCACATTTGCTTCTAATTATGATGCATGGCGAAGGTTGTCTTTTATTTTTGATGGATGTTGTGAGGTGTTGAAGTTAACTTATGGAGAAGTTGGAGCACGATTGACGATGCGATTGAATACAGATGATCTTCGGGACATGCGTCGCAAAGGAATAACGCCGGACGACATATTATCAGGCTTCCCAACGTGGAGTGACCTCGTTCGTCGTAACGAGTATGACCCGCTGTATCATGAGATGTCTTTTAGGGATACTCCTGATTATGA